GACGTTTCCGGCGATGAGCGCAGCGAGAACTGGTTCAACTCGACAGAGGTCGGTGGAACATCAAGCGGAACAGGGCTGGACATGGCCCAGACCTCACCTGATTCCGACGATATTATCGCTGACAGCATGACGGTTTCTGGTGCATTCGTAACGTTTACAGGCCTTGATACGGATGATGGTGACGATGATGACGAGGACGATAATTCTCTTCCGGACAGCTGGGTAACGGGGGCCATAGTTGAAATTAAGGCGCCGACAAATTATCTGATCTCCACTTCTTCTGGTTACAGTGTTTTTGCCAGCTCGTTGCTTACCGAACTTGCTCCCGTAGCGGGTATGCCGGTGACGCTGAGTTTCAACAGTGTCGATTATGACCTCGTCATTGCGTCCTATACCCCGGGTCAGGACGCGGTGCCCGGCGAGGGTGGCAGCGCGGCAAAAATTCAGGCCAGTGCGGCTCCTGTCACCTACGACTTTTCGACCAGCTCCAGTACGTTCATGATCACATGGCAGGGCACCACCTATACGGTGTCGCTGGTAGCGAACTACATCTCGATGTCGGGACTGCTGGCAGCTATCACCGAGGGGCTCACTGGCTCCGGCCTGGTCGCACGGGACAACGGCGGTACCGTACTGATAACCGAGGCGGCCAGCCCGTTCGTTGGTGGGGCAATCACATCCTCCTCGCTGCCTGCAGCCGTTTTCGGTGATGCCCCGGTTTACACCTCCGGCACGGCATCAACCGGCGGCAGCCCGGCGGTAACGGCAAACGTGACGCTCGCCTATACCAGCGCTACGGGAACCGCATTCTCGGGCATGCCTGAAGGTGTGCAACGGCTTTCACTTGCTCACCGCGGGAATGAGTACCAGATCGTCTCTGCCGACGGCACAACGGCAACAGTGGCGCGCCTGGTTAATGGGTCCGTTGATGAGTCGTGGCCGGGATTCACCGCCAGGACGATGATCGACTATGAGGCCACTGGTCTTAACGACACGCTGAGCTGGCTGGGGCCGTTCCTGGTTTGCCCTGAAAATGAGACCGTCGATATGTTCGAGGTGAATTTCTCTTTCCCGAACGGTATTTGCGGCTTTGACAGTAAGGGCAAAAAACGGATTCGCCACGTTGAGTGGGAGATACAGTATCGCGTCTACGGTTCCGGATCGGGGTGGGTTAGTCACCAGGGCGAGTACGCGCTGAAAAACATCAACGGGTTAGGTTTCACTGAGCGGATCACCCTCAGTTCTCCGGGGCTGGTGGAAGTTCGCTGTCGTCGGCGCAATGAGCAGGGCTCAAACAACGCCAGGGATTCGATGTACTGGCAGGCACTGCGCGGGCGACTGCTGACACGTCCTTCATCCTATCCCGATGTGTCGCTGATGGCGGTGACCGTTGAGACGGGCGGGAAGCTGGCGGCGCAGTCGGACCGCCGCGTAAATGTTGTGGCAACGCGTTTCTATGACTCAGGAACGGCCAGAACCATTTCGGGGGCGCTGCTGCATGTCGGGAGCTCGCTGGGTCTGGAGATGGACGTCGATACCATCAACGCGCTGGAGTCCGCGTACTGGACGCCACGGGGCGAAAATTTCGATTTCGCCACCGGCGACAGTATCTCGGCGCTGGAAATGCTGCAGATGATAGCCAATGCCGGGAAATCCCGCTTCGTGTTAAGCGATGGCCTGGCGACGGTCAACCGCGAGGGGATTAAGCCCTGGACGGGGATCATAACGCCGCATGAGATGGTGGAGGAGCTGCAGAGCGGATTTACCGTGCCGTCCGACGATGATTTTGATGGTGTCGACGTGACGTACATCAACGGCGTCACCTGGGCGGAGGAGACTGTTAAATGCCGGACACCCGATAATCCCACACCGGTGAAAATCGAGAACTACAAACTCGATGGGGTACTTTCTCAGGATCACGCCTACCAGATCGGCATGCGCCGCCTGATGAAATACCTGCAGCAGCGGGTGACGTTCCAGACCACCACCGAGCTGGACGCGCTGTGCTACAACACAGGCGATCGCATTGTGCTCACGGATGATATTCCGGGGAACAACACGATTTCCTGTCTGGTGGAGGCGATGACAACGGCAGGTGGCATGACAACCTTCACCGTCACGGAGCCTCTGGACTGGTCTTTCGAAAACCCCCGTGCGCTGATCCGCTATCAGGATGGCTCTGCATCCGGTCTGATGGTGGCGAGCAGAGTGGGGGATTATCAGTTGTCTGTTCCCCATCTGAGTGATTTTGATGACCCATTGAAGATTGACCAGACTTCACCAGCCATTGAGCCAGTCCGCCTGGTGTTCTGCGGCTCAACGCGTCATGTCTATGACGCCATTGTTGAGGAGATTGCCCCACAATCAGACGGGACGTGTCAGGTTACCGCCAAAGAGTACCGCGCATCCTTCTACGACTACGACAACGCCACTTATCCCGGCGACATTGCATAAAACAGAAATAACTCTCAACAACCCGCTTCGGCGGGTTTTTTTGTTATAGGGCGACTATGAGCACATATAAAACGAAAAATCCTTTAGGTTCCGCCGCCGTAAAGGACCTGTACGATAACGCTGAAAACGTGGATAAATTCGTTAACGACAGGACAAAAGAGGAGTTAGAGGACCGGTTAGGTGTGCTTCGCAAAACCTGGCACGGCATGGAGATGATCTTCAGCCGCTTTATAGATTACATCACTGGTCGCGGCGAGCAGGCAGTTGCAGCTATCGGCTGGCAGGAGCTTGGCAACTGGGCTGTTGGTCTGGCTGTAGATAATCGCCAGCAGATCGTCTACTACAATGGCTCCTGGTACAAATACCTTGGTGAGCTTGAACACGTCATTGCCGGAGATTCTCCTGAGAACGATGGCGGTGTGTGGTCGGCTGCAAACCCCACAGGGAAATGGTCGAACATCGGTGACGCGGCTCTTCGCTCAAACCTGGGTTCAGGCGAAGGCTTTGCTTTGGTGGGGCAGGTATCATCATTTACTGCTCTGCGCTCTGTTGTTCCTTCATATGAAGGTCAAAGTATTTTATTGCGCGCCCATCCTGTCGGTTGGGCCGCAATGTCTCACGGTCCCGTTGGTGGCGGAGAATTTATTTCAAGGCGAGGCTCAGCTGAGGATGATGGTGGTTATATATGCGTGCCGACAGGTCAATCTGAGTACTACTGGCAACGCATCCCAAAAAACCCTGGCAAAGTCTGCGCGACAGAGTTCGGTCTTTATGATGGTGCTGCTCTTGACGACATCTGGACCAGTGCAATTAACTATTGCATTAAGAACTCCATTGGTTACTTCTCAACCCCGTCACTGGGGCCTGCCGGGTATACGTTAGTTGGTGGGCTGGAGTTCATTAACTCAACAAACGGGCTTATCATTGAAGGCCCTGGCATGGGAACGAAGGGTAGCACTCCAGTAATTACCCATACCGGTGCGAATGTCGCCCTGACGTTTAAGCGGGCAACACAGGCACAGAGCCTGTTTAATAGAGTCATTCTTAAAAATTTCACGGCAGTGGGGAATGCGCTGGCTACTGCTTTCGTCCGGTTTTCCGATTTCGCCTGCGGATCTATTTTTGATTCCGTCATTCGAGATTACACGACTGGAACAGCAATAGATATATACAACGACAAGGGGTGGACTGAGCTTTTCAGGGTAGATAATGTCGTCGTCAGGACGTCACAGCGTGGGATCTGGTTCCACTCAAACCCTGCATCTACTGACGATCAGACGCTGTCTTTTTACGGTGCCAGCATTTCCAACTTTGGCTTCCAGCACGGAATCACTGCGGCGTCATATGGCATCTATGTCGGTGACGGCTCACGCGCAGATAATCTGTATAACTGCGATATCGACATGATGGGATGGTGGGAGGTCGGCGGTAACAGCACGGCACTTTATGCAGCTGATAAAGCGCGCGTTGATGGTTTTGCCAACTTCCGATACGACGGTTTTGCCGCAAGCCCAATTACATCAAGCTCTCAACCATGCCGCCTTGTAAGAAAGGCTGGATTGACTGGGTATGTAAAACTAAACTGCAAAAACTATAAACATAATGCAGGTTTAGGCCTGACTGCTGGGGTTACACAGCTAACAATCCGTCCATGGTTAGCCATTGCGGAGGCAGTTGCCGGTGTGGCAACCCCACACCCGACTCTTCCGGCTGAAAGCATAATCAGCGTGCCTGGAATGAAGTGCAAACTAACGGGGACTTTATTTAAAGGGCAGAACTCAGTTATCTCTGTCGTTGGAATGCCGCCATGGCACAGATATAAAGTTACTACCCGGTGTGATTTATCAAGCACCTCTCAGCAGCAATATATCGTAAATATTCCAAACGGAGCGAACGCTGGCATTACTACACGCACCGACTCAGTTCCAGCTGTAACGACAACAACCACTATAAGCGGAGGGTTAGCAACCAGTACCTCAACTGCTAAAAATAAAAACTTCGAGCCAGTATTTATTACTAATGCTGGAAATCTTCCTGATAATACATTTAGCGAAACAAATAAGCAGGGATTCGATATTCATCTGGATGGCACACAACCAAACGTTATTAATGACGAGTATCCGGTATCCATTGAGATTGAAGCTATAGATTAATATAAATTCATGATGTTTTATTATTTGTGATGGTTTTCGTTGGGGCTGCTATTGAGCCCCTTTCATAAATAAAACGACATATACGGTTTTCATCATTATCATTATTTTCATCCTTCTTGTTCTTTTTAATGCGTAATAATGATCAATTGCCACTCTGCGAGAGTATGTTGTATTGCTTCTCCCTGATATTTGCCATAATCCAGTGATTCCGGGCTTGACTGATAAGTATGACTTTATCTTTGTACCATAAATCTTCATCTCTGCCTTAGTAATAGGTCTGGGGCCAATCAGCGACATATCTCCTTTTAGAACATTAAAAAATTGTGGGGTTTCGTCAATACTTGTCTTTCTGATGAAATTACCTATTTTTGTTACTCTTGGATCATTATTGACTTTGCCAAAATGATCCAGTTCAAATATAACTCGCTCTTGTTCTGCTTCTTCTATTTCATTCAGGCCTTTCATTGATGTGAATTTTAAACAGTAAAATTCCTTCCCGTTGAGGCCAACTCGTTTATGCTTGAAAAATGGCTTTGATCCTGATGTCCATATTAAAATAGATAGAATGATAAAAAACGGACAAGCAATTATCAGAAATATAGATGCTATCAAAATGTCGAAAAATCTCATTTTAAGCATTTCATGAACCCTGCTCGCAGTGGATGCATGGAGTATACGCTTTGTTGCAGTAAGTTTCAAATTATAAACAGCACCTAAAGAAATTTACAAATTAAACCCAATAATTATTATAATTTCATTTATTTATCAATATGTTGTTGGTTTTTTTTGCGTGACGGCCTCTATGTTTTTAAGTCTTTTATCTTAATGGAATCACTGTGTAGGCGGTATTTATAGGAGACAAATCGCCGTACGGGACAACGGCGCAATTCGTCAGCAGGTAGCCGATGTGATAGGAGTGAATGTGAAGACGCTATATAAGTACCTGCCAGCCTCTTAAAATCATTGCGTTGCGTCGGTGCGTCTGATCGATAGCTGTAACCTGTATTGATCAGATCTTCCAATGAAACTACTGTATATAAAAACAGTGTGCGCCGGGAGACCGGTAAAGATCAAGGGGTGAAAGTCCCCGACCATTGAAGGACCAGCAATCCACAGGGTCCCCGAGTCATGCGTTGTATACCGTGAGGTATGGGGCGAAGCGTTGACAGGGGTGTTGACAGGCCAGCCATTGAGCCACGAAATGTATATTAAATTCCCGGGTGCCGACGTTGTACTGTTTACGGAAGGCAACATCATAGGGTGCGTTACTGCGAGTGCCATATGGACCCGGCGGGGTCTGAGACCCTGGCATGTCAATACGATCTTTACGCGGGAACCGGGAGATCTCCCCTCTGACCATCTGCCAGTGCCGGAGATGGCCCGCACCGGGAAGGCGAGGAGCCGAAGCCGGTGATGTACGGAGAGGAGAAGTCGGACTCGCTCATAGTAGCTGCGAATCTGGCGAACAATCCGCAAGGAGCGGAGTCAGTGGAGCGAAGGAGCGGGGCCAAGGGAAACGCGGAACAGCCACACATGCGCCGGACGCAGAGCCGGGAAAGTATGTCACAGAGGCTGTCACGCGTGCGGGAAGCTGCGAAGCAGCGGAAGAAAGAACGGTTTACCGCATTGTTCCACCTCCTGACAGCAGAGGCACTGGAGAACGCATTCCTCTCCCTGAGCAGGAAAGCGGCTGCCGGAGTTGATGGTGTCAGGTGGAAGGACTACGCCGAAAACCTGAAGGTCAACATAGCAGATCTGCACCGGAGGCTTCATCAGGGTAGTTACAGGGCTCAGCCCGGCAGGCGGCACTACATCCCGAAAGCGGATGGAAAACAGCGCCCGCTCGGCATCGCCTCACTGGAGGACAAAATCGTCCAGTATGCGCTGGTTAAGATCCTGAATGCAGTCTACGAAAATGACTTTATGGGGTTTTCATACGGGTTCAGACCCGGGCGAAGCCAGCACAATGCGCTGGACGCACTGGCCACAGGGCTGGTTCGGACCAATGTAAACTGGGTACTGGATGCCGATATTAGTCAGTTCTTCGACAAGGTAAGCCATGAATGGCTAATCAGGTTCATAGAACACAGAATCGGCGACCAGAGGGTAATCAGGCTCATACGAAAGTGGCTCACAGCCGGGACCTCAGAGGAAGGAGAATGGCGGGCATCGGAGGAAGGCACCCCACAGGGTGCGGTTATCTCGCCGCTGCTGGCAAACATATACCTCCACTACGTCTTCGATCTGTGGGCGCATCAGTGGCGACGTCGCTATGCCACAGGCAATGTGGTAATGGTCAGATACGCCGATGACATCGTCATCGGGTTCGACAAACGATACGATGCCCGGCGCTTCCGTATAGCCATGCAGCGCAGACTGAGGGAGTTCGGACTCACGGTTCACCCGGAGAAAACCCGTCTGATGGAGTTCGGCCGCTTCGCTGCCGAAAACCGTGCCATCAGGGGAAAAGGCAAACCAGAAACGTTCAACTTCCTCGGGTTCACGCACATCAGCGGGAAAGATCGCAACGGCAGGTTCATGCTGATACGAAAGACCCGCCGGGATCGGATGACGGCAACTCTGAAAGCCATCAAAGACGGTCTGCGAAGGCGCTGGCATTACTCAATCCCCGAACAGGGAAAATGGCTCAGGAGAGTGGTTCAGGGATACCTGAACTATCACTCGGTACCGGGCAACTTCCCCACCATGCAGAAGTTCAGGACACACGTAACAAACCTCTGGCGCCGGGCGCTCAGGCGCAGGAGCCAGAAGGATGATACGACCTGGACGAAAGCAAACAAACTGGCAGCCGCATGGCTACCAGGGGTTCGGGTTCTTCATCCATGGCCTGTGGAGCGGTTCACCGCCAGACACCCGAGGCAGGAGCCCGGTGCGTAAATCGCGCACGCCGGGCTCTGTGCGGGGGGTATCCGGTAACGGGTATCCCTACCGCGACATATTTAACAGCGTGACGATAATCCAGATCCCCTGCCTTAAGAACATTTTGAGTAAATAAAGATGTTCAAAATGCTACTATTAATCATTTTGATATTTTTATATTGCTCATATTGAGAAATGTTGCTTTGATTTTTTCATTTTGCTCTTATAATTGGTATCAAAATGAGTGTAATTAACGGAGCATATTGATGAATATTTACTGCGATGATGGTTCAACTAATGTTAAGCTGGCATGGTTTGAAGGAGATGAGCTTCAGACACGAGTCTCTGCGAACTCCTTCAGGCATGGCTGGAAAGTGGCAGAATTCAGTGCGGCAACCTTCAATTATCAGGTGGGCACGCTGAAATACACCTGGGACAGTGTCAGCCGGGATGCCATCCCGACAACAAACGTGGAATATCAGTACGGTGATCTCAACCTGCTGGCCGTGCAT